GATCTGCGGACGCACTAAGCAAGCGTGACGCAAGTGACTGGAGAGTCACTACAAAGGCTCATCGGGGCGACCATGACAGCTGGACGTACACATCCCCCAAAAAGGGTAGTGCATATCCGACTGGTAATTATGACGCTTTCCGAGGAGTAGCCGAGAGGGAACGAGGCGTATTCGTACGCCTTGATGCCATCCCGGAGAACGACCTAACAATGTCGTTCAAGGCCCTAGGTCTTACCAATCCACTTCTAGTGGCTTGGGAGGTCGTTCCTTATAGCTTCGTTATCGATTGGGTTCTTCCCATAGGTAGCTGGCTTGACAGTTTAGATGCGCTGCTAGGTTACTCCTCCGCTTGGTACTCAAGTACGCACTACAGCAACACGCTGTGGACGGACGAAGGTATCTCGTATGAGTGGGACTACAACAGCTTCATCCATAATAACTGGCTTGGGACTAAGAGGCTTCTAAAGGTAGATCGCACCGCTTCCAGCGGTGTACCGCTACCTGCCTTTCCGAGATTTAAAGATCCTCGGAGCCTAGGACATATGGCCAATGGACTGAGCTTGCTAGCTCAGGCTTTTAAGCCATGAAATGTTTGATCCATCAACCATGACCCTAATAGGAGCATATAACATGCCCGCCATTGCCACACTGACCATTAATGATGGTCTCGCCACGCCGGTTGCCCATACCTTTTCACCGAAGTCTACGACTGGTGCGAAGGCAATCTGGGCCGACCGGAGTCCCTCTATCCCTGCTGGGTATCGAACCATCTCTCACGAGTTGGCCGAGCCAAACGGGACCAGGACTGTCAACAAAATCACAATGGGATTTCTTGTCCCTGTCGTGGCTGCAGTTGACGGTTCCGACACTGTCGTTCGGTATGACTCGGGACAGGTTGTCCTGAATATCAATCCGAACAGCACGCTCCAGGAACGGAAGGACCTTTTGGCCTATATGGCCAACGCTCTCGGTAACGCGAGCGTCAAGGCTTCCGTGGAGAATCTCGAGCCGTTTTATTGACCCTCATTATGAAGGGCAATCTCGGTTTTTGGTCCTTCTGCATTTTCATCGCTGGCGTATACTTCTTCTGGGACGACATCGTCGACCCAGTCGTAGACGCCTTCGTGATGATTGCACTTAGTGTACCGCGAACCTAAACGGTCGAGTTCAGGGGCTAGGGTCTACCTTTAACAGGTGACCCTTCGCCTTCTCTCCCTCCTTACCAGGAGATCCTTATGCGCCGTAAACGACGCTATCGTGCTACCCCGTCTCTAGGGTTTTCTAACGAACGTTTTATCGGGTCCTTATCCCCTCTCCTTGGCATATCGCCAGTTGGAGAATTGGGACGAGAAACTCCTCTTGACTTCACAAGTCTGGAGGCTGCCCGTGCTAGCGTTCTATTAAGAGAGCTCTACTCCAAGTATGACGATGGGAAACCGTCGCCTGAAAAGAGCACTACCACCTGGAATCGATTCCAGGAGGCAGAGACACAGTGTCAGCAGACAAACCAAGCCTTCTACGATACCGCTCACGAGGACCCATTCTGGGTTTGCGTGCGGCGTAGGTTGTGGGATACGCTTGGAAAGTTTGACTGGGACGAGTGTGCGAAGTTCTTTGCGTTTGGCCCGGGTGCTACCACTCGGCTCACCAGAAGCGAGAGCTTTGCGGCTTATAAATACTCTGGTACACCAGAGAGCACGTCAGGGAATGCTAGTCTTGCGACCTGCGCTATTCGTATGGTCCCACTCTGGAATCAGAGTGTGCAGTCTTCTCCAGAGGCAAAGGGTTTGACTGGGCTTGTCTCAGTTGTTCCCGGAAATAGCATCATTGCCGTTCCGAAGAATTATAAGACGGACCGAACGATCGCTAAAGAACCCTGTATGAATATATATATTCAGAAAGGTATCGGGCGGGCTATTAGGAACCGGCTTAACCGGGTTGGAGTCGACTTAAG